TCATATTTTTTCTCCCATATTAAGGCAACAGAGTTTTTCTTGTTGACCATTGGTTTTATTGTTAGTACATCTCCGTGTTTTAATCCATTCGCTATTAAAAAACTGCGTGGTATTTGGATTCTACCTTTACTATCTATATTAACCTTCACTATGTTTACCATTCTTATACTCCTTTATGAATTTATTTATTAGAATTAGTAATATTACTTGATAAATCACTCCTACTACACTCTCTATCATATAGAGGAGTTGATACATTGCATCTGTCATATTTTCTCCTTTTTATTGAGGGTGGAATTAACCACCCCCAATTGGTTAGTTAATTACTTACGCAACCTCAGTAGTTTCCTCTTCTGTTCTAAGTAACTCATCCACACTTTTAATAGCATCTCTAATACTATCAGCAGCATTCGTAGCATTTGAACAAGCATTATCTGCATAGCTATATGCACTACTTGCTTCATCTTCAGCATATCGAGCTTCAGTTTTAGCACTTGATAACTCATCTGTTATATTTTCAAGAATATCTCTCTCTACTAATACGTGAGTATCTGTGTTAAACTTTTTATATCCATCTACTTTCTCTTTTTCAAGAGCTTGGATATCTTCGTTTAACTTAGTGTTATCTCTAACTAGTTGTTCAAACTCGCTAATCATACTTTTTAGTGTCTCAGTTATGTCTCTCATTGTCGTTCTCCTTTTTTTGTTTTATTATGATATTCTAAATCCACCACTCTCCAGACAAAAGTCAGCAAATCTTCTTACATTGCTCTCATTGAATGGATATGATGTTGCCCACTTGTCGCCTTTCTCTTCAGCTAACATCTGTTCTTCCGTATATTTAAGTTGATATTGTTTAACAAGTCCACCCTCCAGTAATATGTATAGCCGTGTTCCTAGAGCGATTGCTTTATCCTCGTCTATAAGGTGTCCACTATTATGATGCCCTTGTTCCCAATCCTCTTCAGTTATTACGCTTGAGTTATGATAACAATAGTCCCATAATGGTCGCCACCACCAGCAGTTGTTTCTAAAGTACACACCTACATTATCTTCTTCGAATTGTTCTTGTTCTTTCCAGAATTTCTCACGCAGTTCATTATCTCCGTCCAGAATTTCCCATTTTTCTTTAAAGTCCATATCCTTGTATTTTGTAAATGTAGGATATTGGTCTAGGCTTTTATTTATTTTCGGATTTTCTCCGTGTACATCCATTCCCATTATTCTTTCCCCCATACTAGATTTAGTTTATAGTCATTTGCTACCTTTTTTAGCAATATTGTTGTATAATGTTTTTTATCTGAGGTCATCTCTTCAAGAAATCCCTCAACGAACAAATATTCTATTGCTTCTAAGCACTCTGCTTTAGTTACTTTTTCCATACTTTTCTCCTTTACTTTTGTTAGTATATCCATAAACATAATGAGTTGACCTTCGCTTTAATGCTTGCTCGTGCATCTCTGTAATCTCCTCATATTCTCTTCTTATTTCTAGATATGTTTTCTCAGTCATATTCTGACCATTTTTCATTCTCGTAACATTTCTCATTAATCTCTTAATGTATCCTACAAGATTTATTGCAGTATTAGTTTGTAGCATTGTTGTATCTAAGTGCATCTCTTCTCCTTTCATCTTCTTCCCTTTCTTGTTTATATTCTATCCAATCGTCATAGGATAAATCCCTTAGACAATCAAGTGGATACCACATATTCTTTGAGTTGTCTGGTTCATCTAATAACATTTTCAATTTATCTTCATCGCAATTATATCCTTCGTATATAATTTTATATACATCTTCTGGATAACAATCTATACCAGTGTCCAGTATATCTTCCATTGCATTGTTCTCTATATCTACATTCCATATAGCAGATTCTAAATCTAGCTGTATGTATGCCTTCTCTGTTCTCTTCATTTGAATGACCTCCAGTTTCTCACACCTCTAGTTTGTGTGTTGTTAGTTAATGTTTCCTTACACTTCAGTAAGGTTTTCTTGTATTTAAGAAAGTCATCTTGACAGAGTCCTTCAACTCCGTCAAGAATGTCTATTATCTTATTTATGTTAGTTGTATGATAACTCATTTTTTCTCCTCGCATTTGTCACAAGTGTGTTTTTGTGTTTGCTCATCATACCAAGATGGCTCATTTTCTTTGAATGTTTTTTTACATTTATGACAATTCATCAAAACCCCCATAGATTTCGTTTAATTTGTGACTCTGTTTGTTTGCTAGTATGCTCTACCTTCTCCCAATTACCTTCTTCATTTCTAACATATTGTATATCTGTTGCATATACACTCCCCATTTCATCAAACATTCCCACCTCTGAGCCGTGTGTCTTGATTAGTCGTGTGTTTCCTTTAGCATTATCCATCATTACTCCACTCACTAGTACTCCTAGTTGAGATGTTTTAATCGCCATTCCTTTTTTTATGTCGTTAGTTTTCATTTTTGCTCCTTTTTTGTTGTTAGTGTTTCGTGTAACTTCTCTAGTTTGGTTAAGAATGTATCAGCATTCCCTGTCATACCAAAGTATTTCTTAACATCGTTAAATCTCCAGTGTCTATTTGGCTTTATTCCCTTCGTCCATAGTTTCACTGCTCCCTTCGATGTTATTAAGTTATACATTGCTATTCTCGGATTAGTCGTGCAATCCTCTATAAACTTACATTCTTGGTCTATTTCTATTGGTTTCATTGTGTCTCCTTGTTTGGTTATTATAATTTAGTGCCGATATTTGGCTTTTTGATTTTTCATAGACGAGAAATCGCTATTTTATGACTTCCACTATCTGTTTTGTTGTGTCTTGTGTTCTGTAACATTTGAGGCAAGTTATACAAGCCCCTCGACAATTAACCTCTTCTTGTTCCTTCGTCACTACATTAAATACCTTGTCGAAGTATTTAGGAACATCATTCATTATTTTATCTACCTTCGCATTAGAGAAGATAAATATCATATTCTTTGGTTTCTTATGCGTTCTCATCACTTTATTTACTAGGTCTTTTCTCTTCGTAAAGAGTGTAAATGTTGTGAATGGTTGATTCTCGGATATTCTCAGTAGATTAATTAAATGATTCTCATTAATTAACTCTCCGTGTGATGAAAATCTAGCCGTTGTTGATTCTACCTTCGGTAGATATTCATAATCGTGAACCTTCCTAGATAAATAATCTCCATTCCTTTGGAATGCTGGAACACAATTCTTTTTATATAGTCCCTTTAACATCTTCATAGAATAGCAACTATTACAAATGCTATCTGTTTGGCTCATCTTAATACAGAAGGGATTAGTCGTAGTGTCTGTGTTTAATGATGGTATACCCTTCATTTTACCAGTTGATTTGCTCCATTTATACATCTTCGTTCTCCTTATCCCATTCCAATGATTCATACCTTCTTATATGTCCTTTAATGTCTCCTATTGTATAAATACCTTGTTGGCTATTGTCTACTGCAATAACTTTTGTATTGTTAGGTAATGCCTTCGCTAATTCATTCGTCCAAGTGATTTCAGATTCACCTCCACCTACTCCTCTTCGGTGAGCCACCTCGTATGATTCGGCTCCTCTATCACAATGTTTACAATACCCTTCAACATTGGTATTTACTACTTTGAATGTTGTACTCATTCTATTCTCCTTATATGCGTTCTAGTTTCCAAGTTGGTTCTCCGATGCTAACATCTGTTAAGCCGTCCCATTTAATGTCCACCCAAGACCACCCTCCGTCTATTATTACTCCAACATCTCCGTTGGTTGTGTCTCTTACTATCGTTCCTTTAGTCCATTCCATCGTCTTTTTCTCCTTCGTTAATTATAGAGGCTAGTCGAGGTAACGCTCCTCGATAAAGTCTAAACCTAGCCTTGACTCGTGCAAAGATTATAGCCCACCCCATCGTGAAAGCATACTTGCATCCATCAGTCTGTCCTTATGCGTTGTTAGTCAAATCGCTTAGATAGTTCTGTCCTAGAATATCTTCACGTTCACTACTGTCGAACCACACTCCATTATCAGGTATCTGCGTTGAGATTACTCCGTCTACTACTTTTACAGCGTACTCTTTTTTAAGATATCCGTCATATATCGTTTTAAATTCCCACATAGTTCCATCTCCTTTGTTGTTTTTATTATCAGAGGATTAATTGGGGTTCGAACCCATTGGAGTCCATACTCTAGAATAGTGTCTGTCTTTGTGTATTACTCTTTAATCCTTCACGTTCCCAAACCACATTCGTAAAACCCAGTTCTTCATTGCGTACCTAGCCATAGGCTTTGGTAATTTTCAGTCCCCTCAGATGTCACCTCTTGACAAATTGGTTGCTTTGTTTTGTGCTAACGTTTGGACGTATTTCTCTTCGATGATTGATTGATTAGGTCTTCACCTCTCAGCAAGACTATTAGTTCTCACCGTGTCAATCGAGTCCCTCGACAGTTTGCTCCTGTCCTCGATGGTCGTCTCTCAGTTGACCGTCCCTAGCCCTTCATAAGTCACACCTTATTATATTGTCCGAGTAATTGTTTCTCTGTTTTGTCTTCAGGTCTCCTCTTGGGTATCCTGCTACTCTTGTTAGGTCTTCGTAGCGTTCCTATGGTTGCTCTCAGTCTTTGGGTAATCACTCCCTTCGTATTCCCGACCTGTCAGATTTAGTGTGTCTCTTCATTGGTTCCCTTCACGGGTACTTACAGACTCTGACTATGTTAAATTCTTTTTATTTCATATACTTGTTATCTCCATTTAATTATTGTTATCTTCAACTTCCACCATAATTTAGGTACCGTTGGGGAAAATGGACTTTTCATAGACGAGGATTTACTATTGCAACAGCATTTGCAACAGCATATTTATAGACGAGGAATAGACGAGAGAATAAAAAAATATAAAAAATGGTATAATGATGGCAGGTGTGCGTAAGGGTGGCTGGTACGCAGATGTATGTGTGTGTGCGTAAGGGAAAAACTTTACTCAACGGCATCGGCTTTGAGCGAACGCCCAAGATGGGGGGTGGGTATATATATATGTACTAACCATCCATTTTTTTTGCAATTTTGAAACTTTAGCTTGAAAGGGGGAGAGGGGCGTGGGGAATACGTGGTGATGTATGCTATACTATTAGAGAACTTACATTACGCCCCTCATATATTATTTTTTAATACATATGAATCTTTGTACTTGGTGAGTGTTTTTTTGGGTTAAGGATAGAGACTTCCTACCCCTAGCTAATGCTAAGGTGCGTCCTATCCCTTTGTACTCGGAGCCGTGTATGAGCTTTGGATATATATATCAATACAGTAATATATACGGGTAACTTTATTTAAACTCTGTATAGTCCTTATGCTCGCTTTTTTACCTTCGACTCGCTAGCTGTTTTGCATAACCCCTTCTTGTGACAGCTTTGTTTTGTAAGACCAAGAAGTATTTAACCAACCATCTTACCCTTAAATATAAAACATTCCTTTATTTATTACAATTTTTTTATTATATTATTTGATGGAAGTTAAGTGCCGAAACAAAGTGTTTGACGTTTATGATGTGGATGAATGCAGTGATTTAAGCATAGATTACCAAGAAGATTGGAGAAACGCAGAAAAAGGCGATTGGATACTTACTTCGGATGATAAAGTCCTTCAAGTTTTAAATAGGCGAGTAGAGAATAAGAAGACCCATAAAAAGCCAGTTATATATATAAGGACTGGGTATGGTGAGGTTCCTACCTATAAATCTTCTATATTTGCACGTAAATGTAATGATTGGCACTGGGACAATGGTCACAGGTATGATTTACTTAAAGATGTTAAGCCTACGTTAAAACAGAGTATGTTTGTTAATAGGTTGATTGATATAGCAGATTTAGGTGATGATGGTATGTGGAGCTATGAAAGCGTGGTTCGTGCATATCAGTCTGTATATAGAGATAATAACCCAACAACATCATTACAGCGAGGATTACATATTTTAAGAAAAAAATCGGTAAAGGAACATATGAGTAAATTAATGAAAGATAGATTTGATGATATAGGTGCAGATGATGACTATATCGCAATTAAGTATAAGAATTTTATTGAAAATGAAAAAATATCTGCAGGTGTAAGATTGAATGCTTTAAATAAGGTAACTGAGTTAAGAGGTCACTTTAATAAAGAAGTGCAGCAGATTGAAGGTCAGACTATATATGCATTATCTGACACTGATAAAAAGGTACTTAAAGCTGCATCCATAAAAATTTCTGATAAACAAATAGAACAATTTCTAGAGAATGGAGAATTAAATGGCATTAGTAAAGACGAAGATACCAACGGTAAGCACCTTAAAAATAAAACTAGACACAAAAAAAAGAGAAATAGAACTAAGGGGCGAGAAGTACAAGGTGACTGAAGATGTCACTAAGGTTGTAGAACTCTTAATGACCGAAATTAACGTCTTAACTGCCTTATTTGAAAATATGAACGAGTTTAGTGAGATAGGTCAATCTTGAAAGTAACCCCAGCACAGAAGAAAGCACTGTTAAAAAGGATGTATTTAGACTTTTTTTTCTTTGCTAAATTCATTTTTGGTGACGAAACTCAACCAATGAACTATCACGTTAGAAGTGAAAGCCCAGATTTCCATAGAAAAGTAATAAACACTTTAATGAAGTTAGAATCTGGCAAAAAATTAGCTGTTGTTGCTCCCAGAGGGCACGCCAAGACAACACTTGTTTCTTTACTTTACCCACTACACCGAATTTTATTCGGGGAAGAGAGATTTATTTTGCTAATTTCGGAATCTGAGATGCAGTCTAAGTATTTATTAGAAGCTATAGGTGACGAAATCGAATATAATGAAAAATTACAATATTTTTTCGGTGACAGGATGGGCGATGTGTGGGGAAAGGAAGAAAAAGAGATAATTACGGGTTTCCACCCCGATGGGAGTCCATCTGGTACCTGCAAAATAATGGTTCGTGGTACTGGACAGAAGGTTAGGGGACTTAAATATAACGCATATAGACCAACATTGACAATAATCGATGATGGTGAGGGTGATGGTAACACTGGAACGCAATTACAGAGAGATAAATTTAGAAGATGGATAGATACGTCAGTTGTTCCTGGTTCAGATGATGGAAAAGTAGTGTTTGTAGGAACAATTGTAGACGAAGATTCGTATTTAAACAATGTAGCTGGAACAAAAGCCTATAATAGGGATGGAATCAGAACAGCAAAAGGCTGGGATTCATTATTTTTTCAGTCTATATTACAAGATGTAGAGATAGGACAGTATATTGCATCTGGAAAGGAAATATTAGATGAAAATGATGAACCTAAAGTTCTCTGGAGAGACAGAAGACCATATCAATGGCTTAAATCAAGACAAGAAGAAGCAAGGTCAAAGGGAGATGTCGGCTATTTTTTCCAAGAATACCAAAATGTCCCTATGGATGACTCTTTTCGTGTCTTTAAGCGTGATGATATCCAGCATTATTCTGGTTATTATAGCAGGCGTAATGGAATTGATTATATGTGTATTAAAGATGGGGAGGAATCTAAAGAGATTCCTGTTAACACGTTCATAGGTGTTGACCCAGCGTCTTCTGAAAATATTAAAGCTAATTATACTGTTGTTATGGTTATTGCAGTTGATAGCGATTTTAATATATATGTGGTAGATTACTACAGAGGGCAGGTCTCTCCTATGGATGGAGCAGATAGAATATTCGCTATGTGCGATATGTATAACCCTAAAGCTGTAAATATAGAAGAAACTGGTCACGTTATGCTAGCAGATTATATGTATAAGGTCTCTAAGAAGACTGGTAGATTTTTAAATATTAACCCTAAAAAAGCTATTCAGAAGAAATTTTATAGAATAAAGCAATTGCAGCCAATGTTTGCATCTAAGTCGGTATTTCTTAAAGATGAACACTTTGAATTAGAACAAGAATTATTAGCCTTTAAGGAAGATGGAACTATGACGAAAGATACATTAGATGCTTTAAGGTGGGCTACAGACGATTTATATAAACCTAGGGTTGAAAAAGATAAAAAAGGTGAATGGAGAAGACCTAAACAAGCCTTTACAACTGATTGGCAAACAGGTCAAATTTTCAATGCATAAAGTTTTTTATAGGAATTACGATTTTATTAACATAATATACGAACAAGATAAATGATAAAATTAAAGAAATTTAAATTAGAACCCATAGACGCAGGAGATGTAAGAGCAGAGTACATCAAGTATGATAGTGCGTCTGAAGAGTATCGTTATCAAATGGCTGAAGATGAGGAGTTTTACTTAGGGAAACAACTAACTGAAGCACAGAAACAATATTTATTGAGTGTTGGGCAGCCTGCAGAAGCTAATAATAAAATAAGACCTGCAGTAGAACAAGTTTTGTCTAATATAGCTTCAAGTAGTCCAGAATGGGATATCACTCCTGTAGGCAAGATGGATGGTCCTTTGTCATCTATATACAATGAGTTAATGGATAATGTTTGGCATAACTCAGATGGGGACGTTCAATTTAGAAAAGTATGTAAAGACTTCATTGTTAAGGGTTTGAGTTACTTTTTCATATATCCAGATTGGAATGAAGACAAGGGTCTTGGAGGTATAAGATTTAGGAGATTTGCCCCCGAAAGTGTGTATGTAGACCCTAATTGTACAAATCCAGATTTTTCAGATGCTACATCTATTATTTACTCAGATGTGCATACAAAAGAAAGTTTAAAGGTAGCTTTTCCAGATATAGCAGATGAAATAGATGATACTGCAGAAGAACACGATTTAAATATAGTTTCTACAGGTAAGTACTCAAAAGATGATATGATTAGAAGAACTGATGTTCCAAATGACCATCAGCCTAGAGTTAGAAAATATATAAGATTTGCAAAGGTAGCAATACCATACGTTATAATAACCGATATGACAACAGGTTATAATGAGATGTTGAGTTCTGCTCAATATAAAAATTTCGTAAAAGATAAGAATTATAAGAAGTTAGTTAAAGAAGGTATGATAATGGAGAAGTTAGCTTATAGGACACATATAAGAGAAACTTGCATTATCGGAGATATACTCTACTATGATGATGTTTTACCTATTTCCAATTATCCTATTGTACCTGCAACTAACGAACACGTAGGAACACCATTTCCAGCAGGAGATGTTAGACACGCTAAGTCTCCACAGAGAATGTTAAATAGAACAGAAGCTCTATTAATAGCTCATACCAATGCAACAACTAATTTTAAATTGGTTATAGAGGATGGAGCTATAGAGCCAGAGGAATTAAGTAAATGGAATATACCTAATGCAGTTATTACTGCTAACCCAGGAGCGATTAGAGAAGGGAAAATTAAAGAATTTGCACCACCTGCTGTATCTTCTCAGCTATATACAGAAAAACAGCGTTACGAACTTGATATTGAACAGGTCTTTGGTGCTTATAAGTACTTGCAGGGGTATGGTCCAGATGCTCCAGGTACTGTTGGAGAAGCTCAAATCTTAGATGAAGCAGTAGCTAGAAAGCAAAACTGGAAAGTATTACCTATATATGATATGTTATCAAAGGCAGGGGAGGTTGTAGTTGAATGGATACCTCACGTATATAACCAACAGAGGGTATTTAGAATAGCTACAGAAGAAGGACAGAAGATAGAGGTTACAGCTAATATGCCTCAACCAGATGCTAGGACTGGAGAGATAAGCAGAATGTATGATTTAGTCTCAAGTACAGTAGATATTAGGGTTGTTGTTGGCTCAACTAGAGCTAAAAACCCCGAAGCAAAATTACAAAAAGATTTAGCCTTATTAAATGTTGGCATTTTTGATAAAACTCAAGTTATTATGAATATGCAAACTG